AACCCAAAGGCATGGCAAACCATGATAAATGAGTTAACCCAGGTTTATGAAACTTACGAGAAACCTTTGTGATTGTTGCGATAACAATAAAGAATCAACAAAAGAATTGATAAACGAAACGGGGCCAATGATTGAACCCAACCAAATTTATATGTGTACAAAATGCAGAATACAATTTCAAGACCGAGCAAAATGGGGGCCATGGCTGACCGCAGTAAAACAACTGCAAAGCAATACGCCGTAATGATTTTACGCGATGATTACCATTACACATTCCGAGCAATTGGCGAACGGATGGGGGTATCGGAATCGGTGGCGTTTAGGTTATACGAAAAGGGAATAAACAATGAAAAAACATACAAAAATTTATTTGAATTATTTTGGGTATGACACATCCGATTTTATCCCGTGCGAAGTGTGTGGAAGCCAGGCCGTTGACATCCACCACATTGAATGCCGTGGCATGGGTGGAAGCAAGGAAGCCGATAAAATTGAAAACCTACAAGCCCTTTGCCGAAAATGCCACATCCAATTTGGGGATCAAAAACAACACAAAGATTTTTTAATTATCACACACCAAATAAAAATGAACAAATGAATATAGAATGGGTAAAAACAACGGACATTCATGCGAATGAAAACAATCCCAGAATTTTGAAGGATGACAAATTCAAAAAGTTAGTACAATCAATTAAGGACTTCCCCGAAATGTTGGAGATACGCCCCATTGTGGTAAACAATGAAATGATGGTGTTGGGTGGCAACATGAGATTGAAAGCCATTCAGGAAATTGGAATCAAAGAAGTTCCCATCATCAAGGCGGAAAACCTAACCGAGGAACAAGAACGGGAGTTCCTAATCAAAGACAATGTTGGATTTGGTGAATGGGATTGGGATGCGTTGGCTAACGATTGGGATGCGGATGAATTAAAGGATTGGGGTATGGACTTGCCAGGGGATTTTAACCCCGAAGTTTTGGAAGCCGAAGAAGATAATTTTGAAGTAAACGATGCAATCGAAACGGATATTGTATTGGGTGATTTATTTGAGATAGGCGAACACCGATTGTTGTGTGGTGATTCAACGGATAGCGATGCGGTTGCAAGGTTGATGAATGGCGAAAGATGGAATTTATTGGCCACATCCCCACCATACAACCAAGGGGAAAGTAATGGAGATTTGTTGCACACAAAAGGATTGGGAGTTGGTAAAAAACAAGCAAGTTTGTACAACCAAAAGAATAGCGACAATAAAACCGCAGATGAATACTTCCAATTTTCTATCGACATTTTAACAACGGCATCAATTTACAAAAACGAAGAATCACATACGGCGTGTTGGAACATTGCATACAATTCCAAAAGTCGGGATGATTACGGGAGGATTGTATTTTCGGATAGTAACCCATTTAGAGTTAAGGAAACAATTATTTGGGACAAAACGCATTCAATCAATTTACCACAAGTGGGCATTTATTCAAGGAGATGTGAATTTGTGTTTGTAATGAGTGCCAATGACAAATACCACACAAGCCAAATTTACAATGATTGTCGATGGAATTATTGGCAAATCAAAAGTGCAGGTTCACAAGTTACGGGAGAAGCAACCGAACACCGCGCAGCGTATCCAATTGAGTTTGCGGGTAAAATGGTTGAGGACTTTTCGTTGAAAGGGGATTTGATATTTGAACCATTCACGGGAAGCGGTACAACAATGGTTGCCGCCCAACAATTGAAACGCAAATGTTACGGCATGGAGATTGATCCAAAGTATTGCCAAATGATAATTGACAGAATGAAAAAACTTGACCCAACAATCAAAATAAAAAAGAACGGAGTTGAAATATGAAAGCATGGAGAACCCCCCAAAGAATTTTACCCGTAGAGGAAATACCCGTATTGGCAATTGCAAACCGAATGATGCCATTTGTGGCCGTGTACTTTGATGGTGAATGGCATTGTTACCACACCAACCAAAGATTGAATGTTTTGTATTGGATGCCAATACCATTGACACCCGAAGATTGATATGTAAATGATATGTAATTATGGCAAATAAAGATTATTTGAAACCCGTACAACCTGGGGAGATAAGAAACCCCAACGGGAAACCCAAAGGCACAAAGAACCGAAGCACCATCGCTCGTAAATGGTTGGAGGTTATGCAAGACACCAAAAACCCCATCACGGGGGAATTAGAAAAACTATCCCAAGAAGATTTGATTACCCTTGCAATGATACACAAGGCAAGGAAAGGGGATGTGGGTGCATACAAACAATTGATGGATTCGGGATTTGGTATGCCTACCCAACAAATTGATGTTACAACGGAAAAGCCAATTTTTAACGGAATCAATTTAGATGTAGACAAATGAAATTTGTGAAAAATACACGATATTATCGTGGCGTGGTTTACGAATGGAACTTGCCCACGGGTAGCACTTGCCCATTTGCCATGGAGTGCAAAGTAACTGTGGATCGTATCACGGGCAAATTTGACATTCATCGGGGCCAATACAAATGCTATGCGGCGGGGCCAGAACGATTCCCAGGTGTACGCGAACATCGGTGGAAAAACTTTGAATACACAAAAAATGGTGGTATCCCACAAATTCCAAAAGGGTGCAAGGCAATTCGCATCCATGCGGCGGGGGATTTTTACAACCAAGATTATTTTGATATGTGGTTAGGGGTTGCACGGGAAAACCCACAAGTTGAGTTTTGGGCTTACACAAAATCATTGAACTATTGGATTAAAAGGTTGGGTGAAATACCTAACAATTTAACATTGACCGCATCACGGGGTGGGAGGTTGGATAGTTTAATCGACCAACACGAACTAAAAAATGTAACTATATTCAAATCCAAATACGAGGTACCCGAAAAAATGCCGATTGATACCAACGATGATTGGGCAAGAACACCACATATCAATTTTGCATTGATTGATAACTATGCCAAAGAAACACCACAGATTTCATTGTTGTAATGTTGCAAAAGACCACGGCACAAACCAAGATAGCGAAACTCCGTAAACGGATCCGCATTGTGAGGGGCGGAACATCCAGTTCAAAAACCTTTTCCATTATTCCAATGCTTATCACATACGCGGTGCAAAACCCGAAGTGTGAAATATCCGTGGTATCGGAAACCATCCCGCATTTGCGAAGGGGTGCAATCCGTGATTTCCTTAAAATTATGGACATGGTGGGAATGTACGATGCAAACAAGTGGAATAAATCATCATTGACATACACCTTTTCAAACGATTCATACATTGAATTCTTTTCCGCAGACCAACCCCAAAAGTTAAGGGGTGCAAGGCGTGATGTGTTATTCGTAAACGAGTGCAACAACATTGATTGGGAATCGTACTACCAAATGGCGATTCGTACCCGTAAATTTATTTACTTGGATTACAACCCCGTGGCGGAATTTTGGGTGGATAGTGAATTGGTAAACGATGCGGATGCGGAAATGATTGTACTAACTTACAAAGACAATGAAGCGTTGGACAAATCAATCGTCAACGAAATTGAAAAGGCACGGGATAGGGCGGAAACATCTAACTATTGGGCCAATTGGTGGCGGGTATATGGGCTTGGTGAGATTGGAAACTTACAAGGGGTTATATTCAGCAATTGGCAAACCATTGACAAAATCCCAGAGGATGCAAGGTTGGTTGGTTGTGGGGTGGATTTCGGTTATACAAACGATCCCACGGCGATTGTTGCCGTATATGAGTACAATGGTCAACGAATAGTTGATGAGGTCGCATATCGCACGGGAATGCTTAATTCGGACATTGCAAGGGCATTACCAAACCATGTACCCGTATATGCGGATTCCGCTGAACCAAAATCAATTGATGAGATACGGAGGTATGGAATAAGAATCAAGGGGGTAACCAAGGGCAAAGATTCAATCAACTACGGAATTCAAATCATGCAATCCCAATCCTATTTGGTTACATCCACAAGCACAAACCTAATTAAGGAACTACGAAACTATTGTTGGGATAGTGATGCCCAAGGGCGAACCATGAACACACCAATCGGAACGGATCACGGGATTGACAGTTGGAGGTATGCGGAGATGATGATGTTAGGAATCAAGTCAAATTTCGGGAAGTACGATATTCGTTAAGATTATTTTGTTTATTTCGTGTGGATTGTTATATTTGTGAAGACAAATAATGAAGCACGGAAGTTTATTTTCAGGAATTGGCGGTTTTGATTTAGCCGCAGAATGGATGGGATGGGAAAATGTTTTCCATTGTGAGTGGAACGAATTTGGGCAAAAGGTATTGCATCATTATTGGCCGAACGCAGAAACATTTACCGACATTACAAAAAGCGACTTTACAAAATATGCAAACAAAATTGACATTCTCACAGGAGGATTCCCCTGCCAACCATACAGTATGGCAGGAAAACGAAAAGGCAAGGAAGATGAACGCCATTTATGGCCCGAAATGCTTAGAGCAATACGGGAGATTAAACCAAAGTACATCGTGGGGGAAAATGTTTTTGGACTCCTTAATTGGAATGGGGGATTGGTATTCGATGAGGTGCATACTGACTTGGAGTTTGAGGGGTACGAAGTCCAGGCCGTGGTTATACCTGCGGCGGCGGTCAATGCCCCACACGGAAGGGATCGAGTGTGGTTCGTTGCTACCAACACCCAATTCAAGTCCGAGGGAAGTGACGGAGGAACAAACGATGAAACGCAAAGAAACATACGGAGGGGAAACGAGGGCGATGTACTTGGAACATTACGCAGTGATGGGATTATTACCGACACCAACGGCATCAGCAATTGGGGAAAGTCAAAGCAATCACCAGCTGCACATAAGCAAGGACGGAGTAGCAAAACCAATACGGGAATCGGGAATGAAGGGGAACAGCAATTTATACGCGACATTGCAAGTGAGGGGGATGCTACCAACACCAACGACACAGGAGGGGCAAAAGATAACGGGAACAGAAAACCAAGATTCAATGACCAAAAGAGTACGCCAAATAACTGGGACAACTTCCCAACTCAATCCCCGATTTGTGGGGGAGATGATGGGCTTCCCACCGAATTGGACGGAATTACCCTTTCAAAGTGGAGGAACGAATCAATAAAAGCATACGGAAACGCAATTGTACCACAAGTAGCATATGAAATCTTCAAAGCAATTCAAAGAACAATATGACAAGCCATTACCAAGAAATACACATCCTGAAACAAGAAATTAAACGACTGCGATTGTTGGTGGTTGAAAACAAGATGCAACACGATCGTGAAATTAAAATGTTGAAACGGGAGATTGTGCAACCCAAAACCGACATCAACAATAATTACACCACATGGGGTGAAGTGTTACGGGTTATTTGTGAAGTAATGGACATGACACCCGACCAAATCATCACCAAGTCAAGGAAACGCAAACCAATGTATGCCCGTCATATGTTCAACCACATTTGCAGAAAAAGATTGAACATGACTTTCATGGAGATTGGTAACATTTCACACCTTGACCATTCCACAATCATTTCATCGGTTCGGGAATTTACGGATATTTTGGTAACCGATAAGGAGATGCAAAGGTATCACGCCCAGGTTCACACCATCCTACATGAAAGGTTAGTATAAACAATCGCCATTATTGGCGTTTTATGGGTATATGATTGAAACAAAAACCATCATTGTACCCACGGAGTTGAAGGATGTCAAGTTGCATCAAATGTTGGCGTACAATGAATTGAAGGCGGACATGGATGAAACACAAAGGCAGTTGGAATCGGTTGCCATCTTTTGTGAATTGACCATTAGTGAGGTTAAGGCCATCCCGTTTGACATCCTCAAAGATTGTGTGATTAAGATTTCCAAGATGTTGGAATCTAAACCCGTGTTCACACCAAGGTTCAAAATGAACGGCATCAAATACGGCTTCATCCCAAACATGGATGAATTGTCAACGGGTGAATTTATCGACATTGAAACATACCAAAAAACCCCCAATGATATTTGGAAGGTGCTATCGGTTTTGTATCGCCCCATCACCAAGGAAGGCCAGAACGGAAGGTATGAAATAACCCCGTACAATGCGGAGTTGAACGCAGATTTTAAGGACATGGATTGCAACACGGCGTTTGGTGCGTTGCTTTTTTTTTGGAGTTTAGGAATCGACTTGTTGAATTCTACCCAGAAGTATTTGGCGATGGTGAGGAGGGGGGAAGTGTCGATGAAGTACGACTTACCGAAAAATGGGGATGGTTTGGAATGGTCTACCGACTTGCTAACCGAAGTTTCCTCAACCTTGAAGAAGTTTATACAAAACCCATTCACTCCGCTTGTATGTGGATCGCTTACGAAAGCGACATTGCGAAAATGGAACAAAAAGCAATTAAACAACGATGAACAATAATCACATTGGCACCGCATTTGAGGTGATGAAAGACATTGCCGATTTGGAGGGGTGGAACTATTCACACGGCACATTAACCGAATTTGATTTCAAGGCGTTTTTGGTATTCCCGTTGATGCATTGTTCAATTCAATCGGTGGCATTAACCGATCAAGTGGCAACCATCCAAATGAATATCATGGTGGCGGATAGGGTGAACTTTTTGAAAACCGAAAACGAACAAGAAAATTTAATCACCGAATACAGCCAATACGGATACACCGAGAATCAAAACTATGCGAACATCCTGCAAGATTTGTATGTGAGATTTTCAAAGGGGTTATGGAAAACGGAACAAGATTATTTTAACCAAATCCAATATATACGCCCAATTACTTTTCAACCATTTGTGGAAACATTGGATTCGGTATTGGCGGGTTACCAAATCACAGTTGGAATTGAGTTAATTAACCCATGGGTTACGGATGGCGATTGCGTATAAAAATAGCGAACAAGTTGTTGCGGAGTATTCCAACAAATGGGCGATTGCGTGTCGTACCTTGTTGGAAGTAAAACGCCCACGAACTTCAATCCGTGCCAAGTGGAAAAAGGTTGGTGAAGGTTGGACACCCATTTCCGTTTCCAAAAAAACATTCCGTGGAAATTATGTGGCATCTGGTCAATTGGTGAATTCTATTCAACCCGCACCCAAAGGGTTGGACATGGGCATTACCATGAACAAAACCGCCGATTATGTGCAGAACGGAAGAAAGCCAGGCAAGGGCATTCCATTGGCATCAATGCGTAATTGGACAAAGATGAAACGCATTCAACCACGGGATATGGGAACGGGGCGATTCAAAGGCAAGGCCGATGAAAACGCAATGCGGTTCATGATGAATAGAAAAATCAAACACTTTGGTATTGAACCATTCCCATTTGTAACAATGGCACGAAAGGAAATATTACCATCATTCAATAAGGCATTAACCAAGGCGATGGCCAAAGACATAAAAGCAAGATTCAAACGATGACATTCAACGAACAACCCAGTGCAATATGTGGGGCAAAATCCCCATTGATTTACCAATTTTACGATGCGTTGTACACCGCAGATTCATTCTATTATCAATGCGATGTGTATGTGTGGAGTGGCACAACCACAATCCCAGGTTCACCGAATTGGACAATAAACCGCAAACCCGACCAATACGGATCGGGCCGTGGATGGATTGACATTCACAAATTGGTGGAACAAATGTTGACGGAGGATTATTTAATCAACGGCACATACAAACCAAATATCGGAAATGGGGCAATGCGTGTTGCTGTCAAAGTGCGTGGGGTGTATTTAGTAGGCCTCACAACCACATACACGGCGTATGCGACATCCAATGTTGTTTTGGCTACATTGGGCTACACTTACACATCGGAAGGGTTTAACGATGGATTTTCAAAAGTGGTATACACGGACAAAACCCAAGTTACAATCACCGCAGAAACAACCACGGCTTATTTATGGTACGATGCAACTGTGGTTACTTCCATCACTTGTGGGAGTGCAACCATCACACCAAACGCGGTGAGTGGGTTGAGCGCAAACACCATCCAAGGTATTGAGATTGTACAATTGTTGGCGGCGGGTGGAGTATCGGCATCAACCAACATAACTTTCGTAAAGGCGGGGGATGATATTGTTATCCCATTGAATTTTGTGTGTGAGAATAAGTACGGGCAACAAGATGTGTTGTTCCTAAACAAATACGGGGTGTATGATTCGTTTTTGTTTAATGGTGTACACCGAACCACAAACCAAATCAGCGGTGAAAAGTATTCACAACCGATTTACAAACAAACCAATCTTGCACAATCGTGGACATACGGGGTTCCAATTACCACCCCATATTTGGTTAATAGTACCCAGGTGATGACAGTAAACACGGATTGGATTACGCAAAACGATGTTGATGTGGTTGAGCAAATTTTTTATTCGGTGAATGTATTGGTTAATGGCCCACAAGTTTTGTCGGCAAGGATTATTGATACCACATTTGAAAAGAAAACCCGCATAAACGAAAAGTTGATTTTGTACACCATCCAAATGGAATACAACCAACCAAAAATTAACAAGATAGTACGATAATGGCAATTAGATTTTCATTATCCATCCAAGATAGCAACACCGATACCATCGGCCCAATAATGTTGGCGTACAACCAACGCACGGCATCGGGATTTATTGAAGGCCAAGAATGTTGCATTGAAAAGTTGGAAGCGTTGGGCGGTACATTCAGTTACCAAATACCCGTGGATTTATTCCAGGATGAATCCGTACCACTTACAAGGCAATTAAAGGACTTGATGAACCTTGCCACCATTTGGACAGATTACACCCAAGATTTCCAAATACCCGCATCGGACACTAACAATGCAATTTTTTCCAATTGGTTTGATGAAAACATGGTTATCGTGGGTTGGAATCCCAACATTGGGAAAAACGCAACCATATTCATCAACGGATTACCCGTATTTGAAGGGCGTGTTGAATTGATTGGGTGCAAGTTCAAGGATGGGTTGCCACAATTGTACAACATCATTTTTTACGGCACGACCAAAAAATTGTTGGATGCGTGGGGTGAAACATTGATGAACGAAGTTGATTGGAGTGAATACGAACACACGGCCAATTACACAAACATATTGAGTTCATGGGATCAAAATTTATTGGGTGGTGATATTTTATGGCCAATTGCGGATTACAACCAACAATGGAGATATTCCACATTGACGGGAGTAAACGGAAACATCTTAAAACCAAGGGGTGTTGAGGTGGATGATTTACGCCCCGCGATTCGCCTTCGTGAAATGTTGGTTACCGCATTCAATAGCAATGATATTGGATACACATTGACGGGTTCGTTTTTATCACGCCCCGAAATGGATGATTTGTATGTGTTGCCAATGCAAACGGCGGGGCCATTGTACGATCCCGAATACACATTGCCAGGAACTTGCCATGCTTCCAATTCACCACAAACATTCACAGCAACATCGGGAGTATTGACATACGCCCAATTGATATTCCCAACCATCGTTTCAAACCCATCGGGGAACTACAACAATACAACGGGTGATTACACTTGTAACCGAGGGGGATATTATCAGTTTTCATTGGATGTGTTAAGCGTTATCGCCCCAGGTGTTGCGTTGCAAAGTTTGGAAATCGCCTTTTTCCTAAACGGGCGTAAAGAATTTGCACCAAGTCAATTGATATTTACAACAACATCGGCGGCGGTGGGGGCAAGTTTCAACCAACGATTGAATTCGGGGGATGTGGTTTCGGTGCGTTATCGTGCAACGGGTGGTTGGTCAACAATTGCAATTACTTTTAAGTGTTACAAAGCCCCACAAGGTATTAACGGAACGAGCATCCGCATGGAAGATGCCATGCCACAAAAACCCATCAAAGATTTTATCAATGGGGTGTTGCAAGGTTTCAACTGCATATTAGTTCCAACGGGTGAAAAGACAATTGAAATCCACAATTTGGCGGATTGGTTGGCAACGGGAACAACAAAAAATTGGACATCGTATGTGGATGTTAAGGACATTCAGCACGACAAATTACCAATACCCCGCCATGTGAGTATGAGCCACCAAGAATCAACATGCTTGGCCAATGCGTACTACAAACAAATTAACAAACGGGAATACGGATCAAT